CAGCAGATAACCTCTGCTTTGCAGGCGCACATCATGGAGCACGTAGCGTTCCAGTATCGCCGCGAGATCGAGAAGCAGCTTGGCGCAGCCTTGCCACCGCTTCCGCAAGACGACCGAGAAGAATACGACCTGCCGCCTGAGTTCGAGGCGCAGTTGTCGCAGTTGGCAGCAGCCGCTGCCGCACGGGTTCTCCAGAAGGACACCGCAGAAGTACAGATGCAACAGGCCGCGCAGCAGGCACAAGACCCGCTCGTGCAGATGCAGATGATGGACTTGCAGATCAAGCAGCTTCAGGCGCAGACCAAAGCCCAGCAGATGCAGATGGATGCTCAGATCCAGCAGGCCGAGGTCCAACGTAAACAGCAGAAAGATGTCATGGACGCCGCTGCCAAGGCAGACGAGTTGGAGCTTCGCAAAGCCGAGATCTCTGGCCGTCAGCAGCTTGAGGCTGCACGGCTTGGCGTGGACATTCAGAAGGACAAGGCCGCCCTCTCTGCCAAACAGCAGATGGAAGGAGTGCGCTTAGGACTTGAGATCGGCAAAGCACAAGATGCCGCAGACATGCAGCGGCAAGCTGCACAGCAAAGATTGGAGATGCCAAAGAAGGAGGACTAAGTGAGCTATTCAAACGCTCTGGAATACCTTGAGACCAAACTCAAGGAGGAGCGCACGTTGATTGTGGAAAACCTGATCCAAGGCAAATTGGATGAAGGTGAGTACAAAAGGCTATGCGGGGCGTTACAGGGTCTCGACCTCGCAGTGGGCTATATCAAAGACCTTGCAAAAAGGATGGACGAAGAATGAGCAGTATTGACGTAGAGAAGACACAGGAAGAAGCGGCCAAAGCTAAACTCCTGCCGGAACCCAAGGGCTATCGGATTCTGTGTGCGGTCCCGCATGTAGAAGAAGAGTTCGATGGGGGCATTATCAAAGCAGACGATACCAAGCGTGTTGAGGAGCAGACTACTGTAGTTCTGTTTGTCATCAAGATGGGCGACCTCTGCTATGCAGATAAAGACCGGTTCCCCACTGGTCCGTGGTGCAAAGAAGGCGATTTTGTACTAACCCGCCCCTATTCCGGCACCAGAGTTGTCATTCACGGACGCGAGTTCCGCATCATTAACGACGACACGGTAGAAGCGGTGGTGCAAGACCCCCGTGGAATCCGTCGCGCATAAGGAGTAAATCATGGCTGAGCAGATGGAATTTAAGTTTCCTGACGAAGTTGAGCAGGAAGCCCCGGCTGAGAAAGCCGAAAAGGAACCCGATTTTGAGGTTCAGATTGAAGATGATACCCCACCACAAGACCGGGGTCGCAAGCCGCTACCGAAAGATGTAGTGGATGAACTGGATAAGGATGACCTTGACGAGTATTCCGAGAAGGTCAAGAAGCGCCTCTCCCAGATGAAAAAAGTCTGGCACGACGAGCGCCGCGCTAAAGAATCCGCCGAACGAGAGAAGGAAGAAGCTCTGCGTTTTGCCCAGATGCGCGAACAAGAGATCCGCCAGTTAAAGCAACGGTTGGGTAATGGCGAGAAAGCCTACATCCAAGAAGTTACTAAGTCGGCTAATAACGACTTGGCTACGGCTAAGGATCGTCTAAAGCAGGCTTATGAGTCGGGGGACGCCGAAAAAATTACTGATGCCCAAGAAGCCCTGACTGAAGCTAAGCTTAAAATTAAGCAGTACGAAAACTTCCGCCCCTCTTTACAAGAGGAAGAATCAGTAGTACAACAATCTCAACAGTACCAAGTGCCCCCGGCACCCCAACCTGCTATCGACCCAAAGGCCGAGGCGTGGAAGGATAAGAATCCGTGGTTTGGCACCGACGAGGAGATGACCGCCCTCGCACTTGGACTGCACGAAAAACTGGTCCGGTCTGGAGTCGATCCGCGTAGCGACGATTATTACGACCGAGTTAACACGACGATGAGGAAGCGATTCCCCGATTATTTCGAGGAAGAGCAGACTCAAACGAAGGAGGCTGAGAAGCCTGCTCGCACAAAACCAGCCAATGTGGTTGCACCAGTTACGCGGAGTACCGCGCCTCGTCAGATTCGTCTGACACCGACTCAAGTTGCCCTAGCCAAGAAGCTTGGTCTGAGCAATGAACAGTACGCAAAAGAACTTATGAAACTGGAGAGTAACTAAAATGACTGGTAACAGACTCGCACGTGAACTCGAAAGTCGAGAATCCGCGCAGCGCACAAAAACTTGGACCCCACCTCAGACGCTACCGGCCCCAAATCCGCAGCCGGGTTGGGTCTTTCGATATATCCGGACTAGTATCATGGGTACTGCTGACCCATCGAATACCTCCGCAAAGTTTCGTGAAGGTTGGGAGCCTGTAAAGGCTGAAGATCATCCGGAACTGATGCACCATGCCGATCCGACTTCCAAATTTAAAGGGAATATCGAGATTGGCGGCCTGTTGTTGTGTAAGGCACCGGAAGAGCTAATGAAGCAGCGTAATGACTATTACGAACAGCAAGCAAAGGCTCAAATCCAGTCCGTAGACAATAACTTTATGAGGCTAAACGACGAGCGGATGCCGCTGTTCAATGAACGCAAGTCCAGTACCTCGTTTGGTAAAGGTAAATAACTTTCTTTTTTGGAGTAACAAATGGCTTATCCTTCCGTTGACAAGCCTTATGGCTTGAAGCCGATCAATCTGATCGGTGGGCAGGTGTTTGCCGGTGCAACTCGTCAGCGTCGTATCGCTTCCAGTGCGTCAAGCATTGGTTACGGCGACCCGGTTGAGTTTGATACCGATGGCACCGTTAAAGTAACGACTTCTACGACGACGGCTCCCAATGGCGGTTTCGCTGGTGTGTTCTTGGGCTGCACGTTCGTGTCCTCTGTGACGGGTCAGCCGACCTACTCGCAGGCTTGGATTTCGGGCACTTCGGTCAAGGCTAACACGTACATTGTTGCGTATGTGGCCGATGATCCGGACACCCTGTTCAAGGCTGTTGGTGTGACGGCTTCGCTCGTTGTCTCGACTACTGACGGGTTTGAGTACTCGGATGTGGGACAGAACGTTGCGCTCGTTGCTAATACGCTGAATACGACGACGAATGATTCGCAACAGGGTTTGGAAATTGGTTCTGTTGCGGTCACGCGCTCGTTGCCGATGCGTATCATTGATGTCGTCGAAGACACGGCGTTTGTTTCAAGCGGCACCACTTATTACCCCGAGGTAATCGTGAAGTTTAACGCTCCGTATCTGACGAGCGTTTCGCTGATCGTGGGTGGTCACGCTTATAACAACCCGCTCGGCGTTTAATAGGAGTTCTGAAACATGGCTATTTCACGTGCACAATTACTCAAAGAGCTCCTGCCGGGCTTGAACGCCCTGTTCGGTCTTGAGTACAAGTCCTATGGTGAGGAGCACAAGGAGATCTACGATACCGAGACCTCCGAGCGTTCCTTTGAAGAAGAGACGAAGCTGAGCGGATTCTCCGCTGCTCCGGTGAAAGCCGAAGGTTCAGCCATTGCGTATGACAACGCGCAGGAAGCTTGGACGGCTCGTTACAACCACGAGACCATCGCTCTCGGCTTCTCCATCACGGAAGAAGCGGTTGAAGACAACCTGTACGACTCGCTCAGCAAGCGTTATACGAAGGCTCTTGCTCGCGCTATGGCGTACACGAAGCAGGTCAAGGCGGCGTCGGTCCTCAACAATGGCTTCTCCTCGTCCTATGCGGGCGGTGACGGACAGCCGTTGTTCTCGGCCTCGCATCCGCTTGTTTCGGGTGGTACCAACAGCAACCGTTTGACGGCTTCTGACCTCAACGAAACTTCGTTGGAAGCGGCTGTCATTCAGATCGCTGGTTGGACCGACGAACGTGGTCTCTTGATCGCGGCGAAGCCCAACAAGCTCATCGTGCCCCCGTCATTGATGTTCACTGCCAAGCGACTCCTCGACACGGAACTCCGTGTTGCGACCGCTGACAACGACATCAACGCGTTGAAGGCGATGGGTTCGATTCCGGGCGGTTACACCGTGAACCACTTCTTGACCGACACGAATGCTTGGTTCTTGACGACCGACGTTCCGAACGGCATGAAGCACTTCGTTCGTACCCCGCTGCAAAACAGCATGGACGGCGATTTCGACACCGGCAACGTCCGGTACAAGAGCCGCGAGCGTTATAGCTTCGGCTGGTCGGATCCGCTGGGCATGTTCGCTTCGCCGGGCGCGTCCTAATAGCTTTCTCCCTAGAGGGCTAGTCCGAGGGGTTACAAGTAGCGATGCTTGTAGCCCCTCTTTTTTGGTGATATACAGTCGTTATCGGGAAAAATTTTGTTTACCAGACAGCCCCGACTGACGACATGCAGACTGGTAAACACTTACTCGCATGTGAGGATTTGAAATGGCACGTACAACTTTCTCCGGCCCGGTTAAGTCTGACAATGGCTTCGAGGGTCCTATTGCTGGCGATTCCGCCGTCATCACCAACCTGCTTTGCACCACGCTCACGATTGGCAGCACTAAGCTGACCACGGGTTCGGTGTCGGGTACGGTCTCGGTTCAGGCAGGTCGCATCCCGGTTGTCATCGGCAGCACCACGCTTTACATTGGTCTGTACGCCAGTCTCGTCCCGTAAGGATTTCGTAGGGGGGCGTTAGCCCCCTTTACCCATTACAGGAGAGGAAGATGGCAATGCAAACAGATGTCTTAGCTAGTAAGGTCGCCGTTGCTGCTGGCGACCTGCTGGATCAAAATAGCCTTGTTATTGGACGTTCTCGCGTAAAAGCGATTTATATCGTCCCTGATACAGGCGCAGGCGCAGTGACTTTTCGGGATGGCGGGGCTTCTGGCCCAGTCAAGATCGTCGTAAATACGCTGGCTTCTTCGACCAGCCCCGACTATGTTCTTATGCCGGGCGAAGGTCTGCTTTTCCAGACCAGTATTTATATCGTCCCGTCAACCGTAATCTCGACGATGGTGATTTATGGCTAAGTCTCCGGCTTGGCAGCGCAAAGAAGGGAAGAATCCAAAAGGCGGTTTAAATGCTAAGGGGCGGGCGTCGTACAACGCAGCTAATCCCGGCAAACCGGGTCTGAAAAGACCGCAACCTGAAGGTGGTGCCCGACGAGATTCCTTCTGTGCTCGCATGAAGGGTATGAAGAAAAAGCTGACTAGCGCGAAGACTGCCAAAGATCCCAACAGCCGTATCAACAAGTCCCTCAGAGCATGGAACTGTTGAGATGGAAATGCTGGTCTGGAACATGGTTCTTACGGGAATCGTGGCCGTTTTGGGTTTTGTTGTGAAAGAGAAGTTCGCTGAACTTCAACGGTTGGGGATTCTCCTCAACAGAACCCGCGAAGAAGTGGCTCGTGATCATGTCACCCGTGCGGAAGTCCGAGCCGATGCCCAGATGCTCCTCGACCGGCTTGATCGGTTGGAGCAGAAGATAGACAGATTGGTGAACCACAATGCCAAGCAAGTCTAAAGCACAGCGTAACCTTATGGCCGCTGCAGCACATAACCCAGCCTTTGCTAAAAAAGTCGGCGTCCCGATGAAAGTAGCAAAGGAATTCAACAAGGCCGACAAAGGCCGCAAATTTAAAGGTACCTCAAAATGATGAAGCGAAATATGGCTGATATGGCTGGCCGCGCTATGAAAGGCCGTACGGATGACAAGATGGGTCGAGCAATGATGGCTTCCCCTCGTCCGGTTCGCGGCGGCGTTATGACCGCTAAAAAAGGCGGCATGATGAAGTCCAAGGGCAATGGCGGCTCAGCCTCCAAGCGTGCTGACGGCGTTGCCAGTAAAGGCAAGACCAAGGGCAAGATGGTCAAGATGCGTATGGGCGGAGAGTGCAAATGAGCAGCGGTCCTAAGACAAGTGGTTCA